TAGCAATACCAACAAATAATTCAACTCAAGAAGCGTGGGATGAAGCATATAATAAATTGGGTAGACCAGAGTCTGCTGCAAAATATGATTTAGATATTAATTCAGAAATTGTAGCAATGGATGAAAATCAAATTAAATCCTTTGCCGAGCAATCTCATAAATTAGGTTTAAATAATAAACAGGCTCAAGGAATATTAGAGTTTTATAAAAATAATATGGAAGGCTCTGCACAACAATCAAAAATAGATATTGAAACTTCACAAGCTCAAGCAGAACAACATTTAAGACAAGAATGGGGTAGAGATTATGATGCTAAAGTAAAACAAGCTGGTGCAGTAGCAAAAGCTAATATGCCGGGAGTTTTAGAATTATTATTACAAGATGGAACTAGACTTGGCGATAATTCAGAAATTATAAAAGGTTTCTCAAAGATAGCTTCTATGTTTTCTGAAGATAAAATGGTTACAACTGAAAGCGAAAATGTTGATAGCGTTAAAAATATTGAGCAGGAAATCTCACAAATGATGAATGATAAAGCTCATCCTTATCATATTAAGGGACACCCTGAACATGATAAGTCTATACAACAGATGCTTACATTAAGAGAAATGTTAAATAGCAATACTAAATAATAATAATTTTAATCCCTTGTATTATTATTAAAAATATTATAAGGGATTAATTATAAGAAAATTCGCAAGAACCTTATTGACAAGTAGCAAAAGACTCTAGTCTAAAAGACTTTAAACCTAAGAGATGCCTACCTATTGGTGGAGAACCTTTCTGATTTAATCAATAATAATATGGAGAGACAATTATGTCATCACAAGTAACAACAGCTTTTGTACAGCAGTATTCTGCTAATGTACAAATGTTGTCCCAACAAATGGGATCGTTATTAAGAGACAAAGTCAGAGTAGAAAGTATTACAGGAAAAAATGCTTTCCTAGATCAAGTTGGCTCAGTAACTGCAGTTGAAAAAACTAGCAGACATTCAGACACTCCACAGATAGACACACCTCATGCGAGGCGTAGAATATCTTTGGCTGATTATGAATTTGCTGATTTAATAGATCAATCTGATAAAGTTAGACTTTTAATAGATCCGACTTCATCTTATGCTCAAGCTGCTGCTATGGCAATGGGAAGAGCAATAGATGATGTGATCATAACTGCTGCACTAGGTACTGCATATACTGGTGAGACAGGATCAACTAGCACAGCCAATGCGAATCAAATCGTACACGCTTCTGCTGGTTTAAATATTGCTAAATTAAGAACTGCAAAACAGACTCTTGATTTAAGTGATGTAGATCCTTCTATACCAAGACATATCATAGTATCTCCAAAGCAGATAAGTGATCTTTTAAACATAACTGAGGTAACGAGTTCTGATTTTAACACAGTCAAAGCATTGGCTAATGGTGAAATCAATACATACCTTGGTTTTAACTTCATTGTATCCAACAGACTTTCATTATCTGGCACAACTAGATCATGTATAGCCTTCGCACAAGATGGATTAGCTTTAGGTATTGGCAAAGATGTCAATGCTAGAATAGACGAAAGAGCTGACAAATCTTATGCCACTCAAGTGTACTACTGCATGAGCATCGGTGCTACTAGAATGGAAGAAGACAAAGTCGTTGAAGTACAATGTACCGAATCGTAATAGGAGGAATATATGGGAACTAAAAACTCAGACTTAGTAGCAAACTTAGAAGCTACACCTCAAGTTAAAAGTAGTGCCAATCTTCTACATGGATCAGTTCGTGTAGCACAAGGAACTATTGAACTTGCGGCAGGGGATAGTAACGATGACGATGTTGTTATGTTAGCACCGATTCCAAGTAATGCGACTGTAACCGAAATACATATTGGTTCAGACACATTCGGTGGATCATGCACATTCAATGTCGGAATTTATACTTCCGCTGGTGTGGTCAAAGACGAAGATTGTTATGCAACTGCAGTAGCTGATGCTGCTGGAATGACTGATGTCAGACACGAAGTTGCGGCAATAGATACTGTCGGAGCTAAGATACACACAACTGCTGGAGACACTACAGATCCGGGTGGTTACTACTACATTGCAGCTACAATGGCTGCTGAAGGTGGTACTGCTGGAACAATGTCATTCAGAATAGAATATGTTGTAGACTAGAAAATAGAATTAAATAGGCGGGAAGCGGGAGACTTAATCTCGCCTATTTAGCATGAAACAGATTAAAGATTTAAAACCTGTACTACATTTTAAAAAAGATAATTATGTGTACAGATATGTTCTTGTAGATAGGTTTCAGCATGGTCCTAAATATCATTATGGATTTGATGCTAAAGAAGAAAGAACAGTAGAAGAGATATTTGCTTTAGAAAGATATAGACAAATAAGGCGTAAGTATATTATAAGGAAGTAATATGGCATCAACAGTAGATATTTGTAATGGAGCATTAAATCAACTAGGAGCAACAGCAATCCTATCCTTAACAGAAGATTCAAAAAACGCTAGACTTTGTAATTCAAGATATACTCAAGTTAGAGATGCCTTGTTTAGAACACATCCTTGGAATTGTTTACAAACAAGATTAGAATTAGCTGCATCAACCACTACTCCAGCATGGGGTTTCACTTATGCTTATACCTTACCAGCAGATTGTTTAAGATTACTTAGAGTATTAGATTACGATTCAAATTATAAGGTGGAAGGTAGAAAAATATTAAGTAACGCATCTACTATGAAAATATTATATATTTCAAGAGTTACTGATCCCAACGAATATGATGAATTATTAAGAGAAACATTATCTGCTGCTTTAGGTGCAGACATTGCTTATGCAGTAACATCTAACAATACAACATCACAAAATATGATTTTATCATATCAAGAAAAATTAAAAGATGCTAGATTTGTAGATTCAACTGAAGGTCAGAATGTAGATCACGATTTAGGAATGGCAGATGTTATAGACGCAGGTTCATTTATTAACTCAAGGTTTTAATACATGGCTAGAGTAGCTGCACAGCTTACAAATTTTACCGCAGGTGAATTATCACCTAGATTAGATGGAAGAAATGATTTATCAAAATATGCCGCAGGGTGTTCAAATTTAGAAAATTTAGTTATCTATCCTCATGGAGCTGCGGCTCGTAGACCAGGTACAACTCATGTAGCTGAAGTTGCTGATAGTTCAAAAAAAACAAGATTAATACCTTTTGAATTTTCAACAACACAAACTTACATTCTTGAATTTTCAAATTTAAAAATAAGATTTTATAAAGATAATGGTTCAATATTAGAAGGTGATAAAACTATTACAGGAATTACTCAAGCCAATCCTGCAGTAGTTACATCTAATTCACATGGTTATTCTAATGGTGATGAAATAAGAATTACCGCAGTTGTAGGAATGACACAGGTAAATAATAAAAGATTTTTAGTTGCAGGTGTAACTACCAATACTTTTCAATTAACAGATAAAGATGGAGACAATATAAACAGTTCAGGATATACTGCTTATAGTTCAGCGGGAACTGCTAATAGAGTTTATACAGTTACCACTCCCTATTTAGAAGCAGAATTATTTGATATAAAATTTGCTCAATCTGCTGACGTTATGTATCTTTGCCATCCATCCCATGAAACAAATAAATTATCAAGAACCGGACATACCTCATGGACATTGGCGGAAGTTGATTTTACCAATGGACCATTTATAGATGTTAATACAACAACAACAACTTTAACACCAGCTTCCGCAGCAGTTGGAACTGGAGTAAATATTACAGCCTCTGCTACAACTGGAATTAATGATGACCAAGGATGGTTGGCTACAGATGTTGGTAGACAAATTCATTTTAATGCTGGTTATGCAGTAATAACATCTAGGACAAATTCAACTGTTGTAGTTGCAACTATTACAACCGCCTTTACAAATACAAATGCTATTTCAGCTTGGTACTTAGGAGCATTTTCTGATACCACAGGTCATCCTTCTTGCGTAACCTTTTTTGAACAAAGATTAGTTTTTGCCGCAACATTAAGTAATCCACAAACAGTTTATTTTTCAAAGTCTGGTGATTATGAAAATATGGATGCTAATATTGGTGGTACTGTAGCTGATGATGATGCAATTATTTATACAATCGCATCTAACCAAGTAAATGCAATTAGATTTATGTCATCAACAAGAACTTTGATTATTGGAACTGCAGGTGGTGAATTTGCAGTTAGTGGGGGTGGAGATGATAATTCCTTAACTCCAACAAATATATTAATTAAAAAACAAACAAACCATGGTGGAGCTAATGTAGATGCTGTAGCAGTTGGTAACGCAACTTTATTTTTACAAAGAGCTAAAAGAAAAATTAGAGAACTAGCTTATAATTTTGATGTAGATGGTTATTCTTCACCTGATCTAACTGTCCTTGCCGAACACGTTACTACTGGTGGAATAACTCAAATGGCTTTTCAAGGTGAACCATTATCAATTTTATGGTGTGTTAGAGGAGATGGTGAATTAGCAGCTTTAACCTATCAAAGAGAACAGGAAGTTGTTGCTTGGCACAGACATATTTTTGGTGGAAGATTTGGTACTGCAACAATAACAGTTACAGATTATTCCAACATAGCAAATGGAACAAGATTACTATTAACTAAATCAGATGGAACAACTACGACATTTACATCAGCTACATCTTCTACAACTGGCAAGTTTCATACCGCAACCAGTAACAACCAAACTGCAACAAACTTAAAAACATTAATAGATGCTGACTCTGATTTTACAGCAACAGTTAGCACTAATGTAGTTACAGTTACAGAAACATCTCCTTCGTCTACAGGATTTTTAACAATTAAATCTGTAGATGATTCAACAAAATTAGCAACAACAGATCAAGGTAAAGCTGTATGTGAAAGTGTTGCTGTAATTCCAACTGATGATACAGAATATGAAATATGGGTTATTGTTAAAAGAACAGTTAATGGATCAACTAGAAGATATGTAGAATACTTAAATGTATTTGAATTTGATGCAACAGATAATACTTCATTTAATTTTTTAGATAGTGCTTTAAGTTATAGTGGGACTGCTGCAACAACATTTACAGGACTAGATCATTTAGAGGGACAAACAGTTGCTATATTAGCAGATGGTGCGACACATCCAGATAAACCTGTAAGTTCAGGAAGTGTTGTTTTAGATCGTTCTGCAACAAATGTTAAAATAGGATTAGCTTATCATTCAATATTAAAAACAATGAGAATAGATGCTGGTTCACAAGATGGAACGTCTCAAGGAAAAACTAAAAGAATATATGAAATTACTGCTAGATTATATCAAAGTGTTGGTGTTGAAGTAGGACCTGATTTATCTGATATGGAAAGAATACCATTTAGAACTTCTGCCAATCCTATGGATGAAGGAATCCCAGTATTCACAGGAGATAAAGAAGTAGAGTTTAGAGGAAATTATGATACTGATGGATATATCTTTGTTAGGCAAACTCAACCTTTACCTTTTACAATTTTATCGTTATACCCAAGGCTAGTAACAAATGATGGATAATACACTACATATAGTACCTTACACAAGAGAGCATGGACAGTTTATATTATCCTGTCAAATGAATCATAAAATTTTAGAAGCAGATAGAAAATATATAGACGATGCTAAAAATTTAGTAGAACAAAATTTAGCATTTACAGGTTTAATAAATAACGATCCTATCTTTGCTGCAGGAATGAAAATAATTTGGGGACAAGTTGCAGAGGGTTGGGTGATTGCTACAAATGAAATGTGGAAATATCCACTAGGAGTTGCTAAAGCAATTAAAAAAGATTTTTCTAATGTTGCCAGACAACACAATATTAAAAGAGTTCAAACCGCAATCAGAAAAGATTTTAAACAAGGTTTAAGATTTGCAGAATGGTTAGGTTTAGAGAATGAGGGTTTAATGAAAAGTTATGGGTTTGATGGTTCGGACCAATACAGATATGCGAGGATATTCTAATGGGAGTTCCACAAATGTTTACAGCAGCTATGGGTGTAATGCAATACCAAGCTCAAGGCAAAATTGGTAAGTATAATCAATCAGTTAATGAAAGAAACGCTAAAGTTTTAGAAGGTCAAGCAGAGCAATTAGAGGCAAAGGCAGAATTTGATATAGCTCAATTTGCAAAAACTTTTAAAAAAATTGAAGGCGAAACTACAGTTGCTCTAGCAAAATCTGGCGTTCAAGTTGGAAGTGGAAGTAGTTATTATATTGAATTATCAAATGCTATTGAAGCAGAATTACAAAAAAATTTAATTGAATATAATTCAAAAGTAGCAGTAGCAAATAAAATGGAAGAAGCAAATTTTGCAAGAATTTCAGGACAAATTGCCAGAAATCAAGCTAGATTAGCACAAATAGGAACAATAGCTCAAACAGGAACAAGTTTATTAGCAATGTCAAACAAAGGTAAAGCACAATAATGCCAAAGATACCCACATTTCAAGCAGAAGGATCAATAGAACAATTAGCTGGTACTACAACTAATATTCAGCTTAATCCTAATAGTACCATTTTTAATGCTTTAAAACCGGTAACTGATGCTGTTGTTAATTTTAAAATAAAAGAAAATGATGCTCAAAATAAAACAGAAGCATTAAAATTAGAAAATGACTTCATAACTGATATGCAAAAAGTTTATGATGAAGTAAATGTTTTAGAAAATAAAGAAATAGCAAATCAAATTTTAAAAACAAAGTCAAATTCTTTAATTGAAAAATATAAAGCAAGTGCAACCAATGGAAGTGTTCAAGGTTTATTTAATAATTATGCTTTAGCTGAAGTACAAAAGGGAATTTTTAGAACTAATACACAAATATCAAAAAATATTTTAACATCATTAGATAATAATGTTGCTGATAAAGAAAAAAGATTATTAACAACTGCTTTTTTAGCAGAAGGTAATTTTGATTATGTTACTTTAGAAAATGATTTAACTAATTTATATACAACTAATTATAAAGGTAAAATACCAAATGCTAATTTAAAAAAAATAATTGATTCTATTCCAGGTAGAATAGAGGGTTTTGAAGCAACTAAAATGATTATTAATAATCCAAAATTAGCTTGGCTTAAATTAAATGATGATAAACAATTTCCTAATTTAAACTTAGATACAAGAATGGATTTAATACAAGATGCAAAAGGTGTTTTATTACCTATGGTTCAGAATGATTGGCAAAATTTTTTAGCAGCAGCAGCTTTAGGAAAAGAAATAGATTTTGATATGGAGTTTGCAAAAGAAATTATAGAACCAAAAGTATTTAATAAAATGCTACAACAATATGATTCATTAAAAAATTCAGTAGCCAATGTAGCAACTCTTCATTCTATAAATAATGCTGATATATCGGAAACAATAGAAGGATTTAATGAAATAATAGACAATGAAGTAGAAACTGGAGTTAAAACTTTTATAGAGGGTGAAAAAGAAAAAAAAATATATTTAGACGCAGCAGCAGCAAGAAATACAGCTATGGATTCAAATCCAATTTTATTTATAACCCAAACAAATGACGATGTTAAAAAATTAGTTAAAGAATTAAATGATATAGATGCTGTAAAAAATAATGAACTTTATTTACAAAAAAAATTAGCATTAGTTAATAAACTTGTAGAAACTCAAACTGATATGGGACAACCACCATATAAAATAAAAGTAATGTCAATTAGTGAGGCTGATGGGTTTGTTGAAAGATATAACAATGGAGACGCTGAAACAAGAGTTGCAATGTTAGCAAATTTAGAAGCTGAATTTGGTGAATATAATTCACAAGCCATGTTACAACTTAGTAATGCAGGACTACCTATAACTGCAGAATTATCTTCTTTCTTTGGTAATCCAACAATAACAAATCGTTTTATAAATTATGATGAAAAAGATGAACAAGATAAACTTAAAAAATTTGCAAAAGATAATGAAATTAAGTTTGAGGACATAGAAGCAAACATAAGTGCTGAAATTCAAGAATTTGAAGATATTGTTGCAAGAAACAACAATGTTAATACAAGCAAAGCCATTGCCAAACTTCATAATATAAAAAAAGTATTAGCGTATGATGTTTTAAATTCAATGTGGGTGGATGGAAATTTAGACCAAAGCAAAGCAGAAGAGAAAGCAGCTAGTTTAATTAATGATCATTTTGTAATAGAAAAAACTTTTTATGTTCCTACAATATATGATGGGGAAGATATTTCACACACAATAGAATCAGATACTGGCATTATTGCAAAAGCTGATTTAATTCAAAAACATTATTTAGATGAATTTAATGCTGTTGCCTTTGGATCAGAAGATGAAGGAGTTGGAGAAGTAAAATTAACAAAAGATCATTTAGAACAAATGGAAGATAATGGAGAATGGAGAAATACAGCAGATGGTAATGGTTTAATTTTTGGCATTGTTTTTCCTGATGGTTCTTTTGCTCCAGTTAAAAATGCTAATAAAGAATTTTTAACATTTAATTTTGATGATACTTCATTAACTATAGCAGGTATGCAAATAGAATATTCTAAACTAATAACAAAAGAAAAAGAAAAAGAAATAGAAATTGATAACAAAGAAAGATTTGAAGGTGAAACTGAAATATATAAAAATATGGATGAGGAAACTAAATCATTATTACCTGGAGTATCAATAACTAAAGAAGATGAAATTAAACAAATAATAGAAGAAACAAAGGAAGTTGAAAAAATAATAAAAGAAAAAAAGATTGAAGAAAATAAAAATAGAAAAAAAAACTCTAAAATTCCAGTAGACGATCAATCATCTAACAATAAGTCTATTTTACAAAAAATAGGTGATGCTATAATTACACCTGCTTATGGATCGGAAATGAACTTAACTTCATCAAAAAGAATTATATTAAATGAAGTTGGTGGTAATATATATAACGAAGAATCACAAAATAATTTAAAAAAATTTATAAATGCTGTTTATGATGTTGAAAGTAATAGTGG